AAGCTGTAAAGTATTTACATCCTTAAATTGTGCTAAGTTTGTATCTCTTTCGATAGAGTTTCTTTTGAACATTACTAAAGGAATTTGAATCTTACCTCTTTGGTCTCTCAGATATCCTTTTGCTCTAGCGTTATTCCATCGTTCAGCATTACCATATAATAAAGGAACTTTAACTTGATTACCATGCTCTTCAACATCAGGTATCACAGTATCCACCATATACTCAGCAATAGTAGTATCTACATCTAAAAGTTTAACACCCTTAGTGTACTCCTTATCTATACCTCTTTGTAATGCTCTATTTGTTTCTTTCTTATTCATTAAATAACTCTCATTTCAGTTTGAATAGAACTTCTTCTAGTCATAAATGTTGATGCAATGATTGAGAATTTCTCCCCACTCTGTCCACCAATTAATTGGTCCTCTCTTACATTATCAATTTCAAAGTATGCATCGTTATGCATTATAATATCTCCAATCTCTGGATAGAATCCTTTTCCTTTTAGAGTAACTCTATTAAATCTAAATTCTACGTTTTGTCCACTATCAGCACCAAATCCTTCATATGAAACCGAAGAATCATCTCTTTCAATTACCGCAGTACATTCAGTACCTTGATAATAAGATTTGTTTAGGGATTCACCATAAAGGTTTGTTGAGATATCTTCAATAGAGAGCTTGAAAAGTACTACTGTAGTTTCAATTACAGCATCTACCAATTCCTTTGAAATAGATTCAAAGAATCTTATGTCTCTATTTAATGCAAATCTTGGCATTTTATCCGGTGTATATCGTTAGTGGAACTTTTCGTAACATTTCTTGCTGATAATTAGATTCGTTATTTCTAATTTCAAACTGATTTTTTCTACTTAACTCTTCTAAGTTTTCTCTGAGTTGTTCAATCAAAGCATCTTTTTCAGTTTGAGCCTCAGCTCGTAATGCTGCTCCATCCAACGATATTTCGGAACCAGGAATAGGTACTGAACTATATTTTTCTCTGATTGCTCCTAATAGTTCTTTAGCAAGAGCAAGTGTGTATTTTCTAATCCATTGTTTACCCACATCATTTATAGATGTATATGGGATAAAATCATAACCAACATTTGAGTAATCTGATACTACATCCACAGTTACATTTGTTGAGTTTTGAATAAATTCATTTCTAACAAAATATTCGAACCATAATTTACCCCCAGTTGTTGGTATTGGGAAAATTTGTAATTTATTATTTACGATATTAAAAGAGTGTGCCGATTTTCTAATAGTATCATTGAATTCAATTGCCTGTATTCTTAATACATCTTCAAATATTGGCATCAATACAAATTGTGCAGCTGGTGAGAATGAACCAAATCCAAACTCATCAATTAAATTAAGAGTTCCTTGTCCACTTACTGAGTAAGGGTCAAAGAATCTATTTACTGCTGGAGTTGCTTCATGGAATACTGTTGTTACATCGATTCGGTTAGCACTTTCACTTACATTAGCGAAAAGAACATCCAAATCATAGTTTTGCTGCCCAGCTACTAAATCAATAGAACCAGTTTTAATATCGGTGTTACCACCTACACCAGCTAAAGTACCATAGGCATCAGAAATTGCTACCAAATCAGGTAGATTTGAACCTTGAACTAATTTTCCACTGTAATTTGAACCTGTTGGATTTCCTTTTAATGTATCTAAGTTATTTCTAATGTTAAACTGATTTACTTGCGAAGCATATTCTGAGGTAGCTTCTTCAAAACAAGCAAATAAACTTTCATCAACCAATTCTACATTTTGAATGGGGTATCCTAATCGTTTTGCACACCAATTAGCCACTTTTGGCGCATCTACTACGAATAATGCATCCGAATCAAAAGTTCCAAATGGAGTATCCCCTGCTGAGAATGATGATGAACCTGGGTATATGTATTCTACTGCCATAAATTATTCCTCTCTTTAGTATCGTATCTATAAATATAAAGAAATATAAGAATAGTGTTTTTAGAAAGGACATAAAAAAAGAGGGAACTTTCGTTCCCTCTTAATTTATTTAATCTGAACTACGTTCCGATTAGATAGACTGTAAGTCTTTGATAAGAACTTTACCATAGTACTCAGGTCTAACCATCTTCTTAGCGTATCTCGTCATAACTCCTCTTCTTGGAGTGAAGTTATTCGGGTCATACACTAATGGAGTCATAATTAATGGTACATAAGGTGCGTAAACTGCTCCTGTTTCTAGGAAGTTTGAACCTCTAAATCCTAACAAGATTTCATTTGAAGTCATGTAAGGGTTTTTGTACACAGTGTATCTATTAGCAAGTGAACCAACATTTGTTACACCAGCAGCGAAAGATGAAGCATCTTTGTCAGCTGAGATAGAGAATGCAGGAATCGATTCTAAAATAGTACATACATCAGGAGAAGCAACAACGAAGTTAGCTCCACCTCTTAAAGTCAATTGGTGAATCTTATTAGATACTTTGTTTAATTTAGTACCTAAAGTTTGGAACCAAGTGTTCTTTTGGTACGCAAGAGCTGAATTACCAGCAGACCAAGATGAACCATCAAATTCCTCACCGATTGTAGCTGACCAGTACTCAGTAGTCAATGCGTTAGACTTTAACATATCTAAGATTTCTAAGTCAATCTCTAATGAGATGTAATCAGATAACATAGAAGTTAATTCAGCTTCAGCATCGATTGAGTGGTAAGCGTTTAAATCCTGCGCTAATTCAGGAGTCCATACAGCCTTTAGTTTTCTAGTCTTAGCAACGATTGCTTCAGACTTTAATTCTAAATCAACTTCAGGAATATCCAAGTTAGTTACAGAACCATCAGTATCTTCAAAATCACCTCTGTTATAATCAGCAGGGATTACTGAATGAGCTACAGCGATTACAGCTGAACCTCTAGCAGCAGTTGTGTTAACAAATAAAATAATATTAGCACCATCCACTTTAGCGAATTGTCCGTATGTTTCACCTGTTACAGCAGCACCTGTTACGATAATAGATGATAATGCATCTACATCAAGAGTATCAGCGATATCACTCTTAGCGATTGTAATTTTCTGAATATCACCAGCTTCAATAGAAGCAGATAATGCACCATCATATCCTACATCAGCATGTGAAGCAGAAGCGAAAGCAGAATCACTAGCAGCAACGTCAGTTGAAGCTTCGTTTACAGAGTATCCGAATGCACCAGCACCGTATAATCCATTCTCAGCTGATTTAGTTTGACCAAATCCAGCACCTACATTAGCACCACCTGCACCACCGAATAAAGAACCAGCAGCACCAGTACTTCTTCCTGCGTTAGCAGTTCCATATTTGAAATCTAGATAGAATACAAGTCCTGAAGGTAAGTTCATTGGTTGTACACTAACGAATTCTTTAGAAGCAATCTCACCAAAGATTCTTCTTACTAAAGGTAGAGCAACACCGCTCCACTCTTCACTATTTGCAGCAGTTCCAGTAGAACTTGCCTCATCAAGCAATTGTTTTGCTTGGTTTTCTAAAAGAACAGACATTGCGCCTTGCTCTTTTGCGTTTAAACCTTCTAGAAGTCCAGTAGATTCCCACTTACCTTTTAGTTGTCTTGTTTCTTCCAACATTACAGACTGTGGGTTCTTTCCTTCCATTAGTTTAGATAAATCAAAATTTGCCATTTTATTTTTCCTTTTTTAATGTTAAGTTAATTATTTAATATTAGCTAATTGTTTAAATCTCTCAGCTAATGCATTTGTGTTCTCAGAAATAATTTCTTTTGAAGGAGCAGTTGAAGCAACTGGTTTAGATGCAGCCTCAGCTACAACTTTCTTAGTTTTCTTCTCAGTTCCTGTAAAATTCATTGATTCTGCTAACGTAGCGTAAACTAATTTTACTTCTCTAACAGATGATGTTCTGTCTAAGTTTTCAACAACTTTAGATTTTTGCTCATTGTTTAAGTTATAAGCTCTGAACAATCTATTAGCGTATAATAATTTTGCGTTAAGAAGGTTTACTTCGTTGATAGTAGATTGTAAAGTTTTCACAGTATTGTAAGCTTCTTCTAACTCAGTTTGTAGTTTAACTACCTCTTCGTTAGCTTCTTCTTCAGCTACTACTTCTTCTTCCATTTCTTCTTCTTCTCCGTATCCCATTTCTCTAAGGATTTCATCCAAGTCGATATCTTCTTCGTCATCATCTTCATCTTCTTCTTCAGAGATAGTTTCTTCAACTTCCTCTTCTGATTCTTCTTCAGATACTTCTTCTTCAGATTCTTCTTCGTGAACTTCATCCTCTTCTTCTTCAGATACTTCTTCTTCAGAATCCATTTCCAATTCGGAAACTTCTTCTTCATCTTCCATATCCATTTCTAATTCTTTGATGATAGCTTCTAAATCTAACTCATCTTCTTCTTCCATCTCTTCTTCTTCTTTGTAGTTTTCTTCTACTTCTTCTTCTTCGTCAATAGAATCTTCTTCACCTTCGTGAGAACCTTCTTCTACTTCTTCTTCTTCAGAAACAGTTTCTTCTACCTCTTCTTCTTCAGAGACTTGAGCTTCTTCGATTTCGTCATCATCATGCCCTTCACCTTCTTCAATTTCTTCAGACTCTTCGCCTTCAGAAACTTCCGACTCTTCCAACTCATCACCTACTTCTGCAGTTTCTTCTTCAGATTCAGGTCCAAGTTCTGTGTGTGCGTCAGATGCAACGTCCGATGGTTCAACTGGAGAATCCTCATCACCTTTACCAATATCACTAGAATCTAACTCTTCTTCCATTTCTTCCTCTTCACCTTCCATTTCAGCTTGTAGCTTCTTTGATAGGATAGATTGTAGTCTTGGAGTAAAAGCTTCTTCTAATGCGATTTTAGCGTTAGCGATAGCAGTTTCTCTTACAGCTTTAGCATCCGCAATTGCTTCTTTTAACAATTTTGAATTTGCCATTTTACTTGTTACTTTTTAAATTTTCTGAAGTTATTGAGAAACCTCAATGTAGATTAGTGTAAATTGGTTGTTCGGTCACTAAACATTAAAAGTCAGTATTCATTAACCAATGGAACCCACATAGACGTGGGTTATTATAAGAATAAATATATAAAAATTTATAAAACAATAAAAAACTAAAGAAAATAATAAGTTTTTTATAGATTTAGTGTATAGGGTTATTTTTTAATCTTACCCTTTTTAATATCTCTTTGTAGTTCTGCACCTGCTCCTAACAAATCATTTATTGATTGGTCTATTGGTACATTACGATA